AGTGTGACCTTCGGCCCGTCGATCCCTACACGGAAGGTGTCCACAGCTTTATCTCCTTTGTCTTGAAGTCGTAGTCGGAGGCGCGGAGGATTCGAGCGACCCGCGCCTGTTGGATTGCGTCGGCCTCAGTCAGCCCGTGGGAGACGTACACTACATGAATGGCCTCCCAATAGCTGATGCCCTCTTCTTCTGCTTCTGCCAGGATCTTCTCGGCCCGAATCGGCCCGATTCCAGGGCATCCGGTGTACCCGTCGCAGCTGTCCCCGGTGAGAACCTGCAGATAGAAGAAGCGGTCGGCTTCCTCTGGCGCGATCTCCTTGAACACGTCAAGATTCCAGTTGTAGAGCTCGCCGGGAATCTGCTGCAGGTCCTTGTCGATGGTGGCGAGGATGAAATGCCCCGGCCACCGGGTAGCAAGGATTCCCATCACGTCATCCCCTTCGAGCCCTTCCTTCTCCTTCGTGGTGAAGTTCGCGATCAGGTAGTCCTTCAGCTGAGAGTAAAGAGCTGGCTTCTCCAGGCCCACCCGGTTGTGCTTGTAGGAAGGGAGGACCTTGTATCGGAAATTATTCTGACCGGAGAAGACCACCACGACATCTTCGTTGTGGAGCTTCTCTGACATTCGCTCGATGAACATGGCGGTGTCGAACTGCGCCGCCTCCAGGTTGACAACCTTCACAGCATCCTGCCCTTCCTCCCACACGATCCCGAATTCGTTCGTGCAGGCGAAGCGGTAGAGGAGAATGTCTCCGTCGATGAGGAGGGTCTGAGGAATCTTCGGTTTACTCATTCGTTGATCCATGGCCTTGTCTGCCAATCCGCCCCAGGCCCGCCTCTGCGGAAATCCCCGAGACAGTAGGGGTCGGGGTCTGGCTCCGCGGAAACGAAAAGATTGGGGTGTGCCTCGATAATCTGAGCGATGACCTGCATAGGATCGTCATGCGCCGCCTGCTCTTCGCGCTCTATCTCGCTCTGGATCTCAGGGGTCCAAGCGTTCCCTATGATGTCGAGAGGAGCGGAGCACTTCTCTTCGGACCAGTCATCAATCTTCTGGCAGGAGCAGGCTGGGGGGCAGTTGCGCCCGTCGAGGTTGCATGGCGCGACATCTTTCATGGGACAGGGGGACGGCACCGCTACCTCCTGCTCGTTGATGAGGCGATCCAGATACCACTTCGCCTTCATGAGATCCTCCAGGCCGTTCCCTTTTGTCTGATACCGAGACAGATACTTGATGACGTTCCCGGCGTGATACCCGAGTCCCTTTGCTTCTATGAAGTCGATGGTCTCGATCCCCCCTGTCATGTAGTGCGGAGGGCTGTTCACGAGGTCTTCCATTGGTTTCTCCTTTTCGCTGTTGGGGTTGTAAGCGCTCGTTCGATAGACCAGCCGTGGTGGTCAAGCCGATGTTGAAGAGTGCAGTCATACATTCCGAGCCGTCTCGCCCACTGTTTCAGTGAGAGACACTCTCCAAGAAAAGTGATCCGACGCGTATTCCGGCGGTTATTGTTTTGCTCTTCGAGGGTGGACCACCGGCAGTTCTTCGGGGTGTAGTTTCCGTCCCCATTCAGCCGGTCGAGAGTTTTTCCTTCGGGGCGCACACCCATGTCCTTGAAGAAGCGCCTGAAGGAGAACCATCCGACGCATATGGTAATCCCCCTCCCCCCGTAGTCCTCGAAGCTATGGTGGTCTTCGTTCGTACACCGCTGGATCATCGCCTCCCACGAGTGGTAGGTCGGGGTGTTCGACATTCCGTGCGTGGCTATTGATGACATTTCCATGCCCCTCGGTGGGGGTTCAAGACCAAAGCGGTCAGGTCGATGTTTGCTTCCATGTAGAAAACCTTAGAGCTCGGCGGGGTCTGCTTTCCAACGTCTGATCCACCGACACGCGCTGCTGATAGAAACGCCAGAGAAGATTCCAAGCGCTGTCCCGGTGCAACCCAATCGAAGCCAATACTCGCGAGCGCGGCGCAGCCGAGCAACTGTACGAACCGTGTTATGCTGTCCAACGTGATATCCTCTTTCTTTCGGTTCCAGGTGCGCGTCTTCACAGCAGGCGCGGTTCCGGCATTTGTGGTGAATTTCTTTTCCGGGAGGGACAGGGCCGTGGGATTGTTCCCACGTCCAGACATGAACCATCTTGAGTTTTCCGTGAATGTTCTTCCTGAAATACCCATCGTGATTAAGTAGGTGGGAGGCCGGGACGCGGCACCCGTCTTTCGTTACTCGCCACGCCACGGCCCAGCCGGAAGTTCGCCCGTCTAATGCGTCTCCTTCCATGACTTTCCTTTCTTCCACTCCCCGGTAATGGGGCATCTGAATTTGAAATACTCTCCCGCCGCTTTCAGAGCAGCGATGCACCGGGGGCCAACGTCATCCGCGATTGCCTCGTCAACCTCCAAGCCAACCTCATCGTGTACGTTGAGGACAAACTCGTACTCCCTTCCAGGCCGGTAGTCGGCTTGAAGATCGGCGTCGAGCAACACCAGCGCCTTCTTCATGATCAGAGCCCCGGCAGACTGCAGGAGCGTGTTGAGTGCGGAGTGCATGGAGCGGACAGTCAGGTGTCGGCCGTCGAGCCCCTTCAGATATTTCTGCTTCTTCACAACTTTTTCGATGTCCTCCTTCAACTGCGCGAGAGCGGGGAACGCCTCATAGAACTGCTCTCGGAGTTGCCCGCCGCGGCGTTTCCCGGCCCCAAGAATGGACCCGAGCTTCTCGTCGCCCGCCCCGTAGAGGAAGGCGTATATAAAAGTTTTTGCGAAGTCCCTGCCCTTGAACGTCTTGCCGCCGAAGGTGTAAATCTTCTGCGGCTCGAGCCCAAGAGCCTTGGCGGTGAGGGAGTGAACGTCCGTCCCGTCCGCCTGATTCCCCTCGACGCAGGCCCGCGCATACGCCCCGCCGTCGTACCGAGCGAGGTAGTGGGCCAGGCAGCGGAGCTCCAGGCCGGAGCCGTCCGCCCCTACCAGGAGTTTCCCCAGCCCAGCGATGAACAGCGCCCGGCAGTCCGCCCCGAAGAGCGAGCCCACCTTCGGCGTCTGCGCCAGGTTAGGGTTCGAGTGTGTCATCCGGCCCGTGACGGCGCCGTTGGAGTCCACGTAGCCGTGGATTCGGCCGGCCTTCGTCACCACCTTTAGCCACGCCTTCTCTCCCTCCCCCACCATGCCGGCTATCTTCACCAGCGTCAGGTACTCCGAGAGCCGAACTGCCTCGGGGTACGGGAGGTCCTTGAGAATCTCCTCGTTCATTTCTGCGTTGCCCTTGTCCGTGTAATCGTCTTCATCCGGCTCCCAGCCGTACTTGCTCTTGAACCTGGAGATGATGTGGTGCCGGCTTCCGGGATTGAACTCGGTGTATTTGATCTTCGTGAAGGGGCAGTCCTTGGCATACCCCCGAGTCTTGTCAGACCGCTTCGGTGTGAAGGTTCCCTTGCTGACGTACCAGGGAGGGAAGAGATCAGTTAGGTTTAGGCTCCGCTGTTTTTCCAAAAGGGATGCGTAGAAACGCTCGGCAGCGGGGGAGTCAAAAGCAACGCCGTATTCGATTTGTCGTGCGATGATCTTCTGGACTTCGTGCTCCAGCTTAATGGCTTCCGCGGTCATCCCTCGAGAAGACAGCTTCTCCACCAGCTTAGCTGTCACACGCACGTCCTGTTCGCAGTGGTCGGAAAGTTCGGGCGTCCATTTAGACCAGTCGGTAGTGTCGGCGTAATCGTCTTTATACTCTCGGAGCCTGTACCCCCACGCTTTGAGAGAGTGCCGCCCGATCAGATTTCCAGGCAGCACACCCGAACGATGCAGCGCGTAGTCCACCTTCTTGATGTCGGGGTAGGCGAGCCTCGCCCACACCATGGTATCCACCACCTGCCCCTTAAACTCCCAGCGGGGGTACAGCTTCTTGATCACGGGGATGTCGAACGCTAGGACGTTGTGGCCGGCGATGCAGTCCGCCTCGGACAGGAGCCGCAGCCCTTCAGCCACGCGCTCCCGCCCGTCGAAGCGGGTGTAGAGGTATGTCATGGAATCATAGATGGTCATGCACCAGATCGTGTGAACCTCCCGCAGGAGGCCGTTTGTTTCCAAGTCGAAGATGAGCACAGGGTCTCCTTTAAGCGGTCTCCTTTGGTTTTCGGTTGAGACACCGGCTGCAGTCTCCGGGCATTCTCGTGGACAGTTCCCGGCACTCTGCGTCGGTGCAATCGGTTGGGATACGGGAAGAGGGACGGATGGCGGCCTCTTGCGACACCACACGGAACCCGGCGTCATAGATGGCCGACACGACATCCTCTACGATATTCATAGGAACGAATCTGGAAGTGAACGGAAAAATCCGGCGAACGATTTCCTCTCGGGGCATCGCTTCTCCTACTCGAAGTCGAGTTTTGTTGGGATTTCAGCCGGAGCTGAAAGTTCTTCTACAGTGAAGCCTTCGGGGATGGCGGTGCCTTGGACAAGAAGCCGACCAGTTTTTCGGCTGTACTCCAAGGTGTCCGCCTCACCAGTGTTTCCCGTAAATCTACATTTAAGAATACGAATTTTAGAAATGTCGCAGGCCCCGTCTTCCGCCTGTTGGTCCCGTTCCATCCCAATGACAGTATCGGAAAGCTGTTTCAGCCCCCCTGATCCCCGAAGATCATTAAGGGAAATCTTCTTTCCCTCTTCATACGTTGCCCCCCCACCAACCGGGTTCTTCAAGTGGCAGACGCAAAGCATCCCGACCCCTGTTTGTTCTACAAGAGATCGCATCTTCGTTAAGAGGTTGTCGATGATCCGGCGCTCGTCCCCGTCCTCGATTCCCGAAACAGCAATAGAGATATGGTCCACCACAATAAAATCACAGCCGCATCCGGTCGCCAGGTATCGAAGTTTGGAAATAAGGTTGTCACTTTCGAGAGAACCAAAATGGTCATAGAGATAGAAGCGACCACAACCCACAGTTGCGCCAAACGCTTTCTCATAAACTTCCTCCGTGATCCCCCCGGTCGAAAGGTGGAGGGCTCGATTAAGGTGGATTGACATCATGCGGAGCGCCGTCCGGAGAGTGTTCTCTTCGAGAGCGACGTACCCGATCTTCATCTGGTGCCGAATCATGAAGTCATAGGCGATCTCCGCGACGATTGTAGACTTGCCGATCCCGGTTCCGGCCGTGAACATGGTGATCTCGCCCTTCCGGAGCCCGGCGCACTTCTCGTTCAGGAGGGGATAGGGGGTGTCCGCCGAGGAGTAGGCCCCGCCTCCCGTCCAGAAATCCTTGAGCTTCTGCTTGAGGTCCGCCCCGGTAATGATTCCGTCCGGGCGGAAGACCTTGGCTTCGAATACCAGCGTGCTGATTTGCGTCTCCATGCTCCTCTGCAGCATGTCGGAGGCGTCTTTGCATCCCGTGGGGTACACGGCGATGCGGGCTTTGCCGGGGGTGAAGAGGGACGCGCATTCCTTCGCCGCCTTCCGCCCAGGTTCGTCCGCGTCGAACGCGAACACCACATCGTCGTACTTCTCGAGCCACTCGATCTGGTTCGAGATGTATTTCTTCGCGCTGGCCGCCCCGTTGGGAACGGAGACGGTCTGCCACTTGTTGTTGAACACCTGGGAGATGCTCATGGCGTCGATCTCTCCCTCGGTGATGACGATTCGCTTTCCCTTGTCGCGCCAAAGCTGCTGGCCGAAGAGCCCGATGCCGGCCACATCACCCAGCCACTTGAAACCCTTGTCCTCGAAGCGGAGATGCTGCGCCGAGAGTTCTCCGTCCGTGTAGTAGTTGGCAATCTGGACTGCTCTCCCCTCATACGTTCCGCATGTGTAGCCAAATTTCCTGGCGGTATCTTGCGTAATCCTACGTTTGGCGAGGGGGTCACAGCTTCCGGTGATCAGCCCGGTCATCTTCTTCTTTGCAGCCTCGGTGGTCTCTCCATCGGCCGGGAAATATCCGCAGCCCCCGAAGCAGAACGAGTGGCCGTCCGAGTAGACTCCGCGGTTGTCCTTGCTGCCACACTTCGAGCAAGACGTGTGGTATAAACAAACACTCTCCTCACGATCAGGCTCCATCAAATCCTCCAAAGCTCGATTCCTCCCCGCTGCTGGCTCCGGTACAGGGAAGTGTTGTCATCGGGGAAACAAAAGGTGTTGTCAGAGAGGCAGAGAAATTCCTTGAGGCTGAACTGCTCTGGAAGAGGGACCACGGTATTGTCTGGCAGGGTGAGCTGGTACACCCTCCTGCACGGCGGCCGATCATCGGCGTCGTTCGGGAAGGAGAAAGTCTTGCAGTAGGAACAGGAAGACAAAAAGAAGAGGGCCAGCCCGAAGGCCAGCCCCCTTTTCCTCAGTTGCATCTGCTACAGAATTTCGAGAACGTCAGCCGGAACGAACCCTCGGTACTCCGAGTACCGCTTCCCGTTGGCCGTGTGCTTGATGGTGTTCTTGACGAGCGGGTATCCCGCCACACCGAGCACAGTGTTGATGGTCC